CAATTCAAATGTTCGTTTATAGGTACCATCACGCATCATAAACGGATGTTTAAGACTTGCTATGACAAATTGTCCGTTATCAAATGTGACTTTATATCCTTGACGTTTTCCTTTCTTTTTTCTAGGATGATATGCTTTTCCTAATTTTATACTATCAGTTTCATGATCATAGGAATAGACATAAAAACGTTCTTGTGGTTTATCTTTATATTTTTCTGCCAATTCAGATATAGTTGGTCTTGTACCATCTGGTAGTGGTATAATAGTATTTGGTCCTACGCAATCATAATCACGAAACAATTCCACACGACTGCTTTGATAACTTAAATTGAAGTCTCTTGTATATTGATTATAAGATGTTGTACGAAGTCTATTGAAACGATCTCTAAGACTATTGCGGTCCGTTGCATATTGTATTTCATCGGTATCTATTACTTTTAATTTTTTACCACCGATATTTCTTACAATAACATCGTTGCTAAATAATCGTTTTAATCTAGCAAATAATGAACGGTTTTTTAACTCTTGAAATGTGTTATCAGCCATAATTTTTAGTCTATATTATATAAGTATTTACAATAACCAGTTTAAACTTTCTTTTTTACCTCCGGCTACTCCGCCTTGTACTCCTCCAGCCGTAAATTGCCATGTTCTCATAGGATCGTCTATAGGACTTACATCTCTTATATCTTTAGTAACCATAACACCTGAATCTTTCTTAGTTATTTTACCAAGCATGGCTCTACTATAAGCTATTTGTTCATTGCGAAGTCTTAAAGCAGTTTCTCTTACCCACAATCCTATACCAAATGACATTACTAAATCATCATTATAACCTTTCATAGCCTCCGCTTTTGGTCCGTTCCATACAAAAACATTTAATTCTTCTAATAATCTATTTGATTTTATAATAACTTGTTTTTGACGGAAAAATAGTTCTATATTACTAATAACTAACGGTCTGGTTTTAGTGGTAGTAGTAAATCCAGGCACCAATTTCTTATCCGCTGAATTTAATTTATTAGTGTAAGTTTTTTCTACATCAACAATAGCTAAATCGGCCGAACTATAAAAAGTATTTTGATAATCTCTGTCTATAACTTGTTGTAATGCTGCCCATCCTTGATTGTTGTTTTCTACAACAAGTAGTGCATTATTATATTCAGTTGCTACGGTTACCAATAAATTACCATAGTCTTTTGTAGTTAATTGACCTTTATATTCAGCAACTTGTTCCATACTTTCTATATCGATTACATGAAACGCACTAAAGTCTGCTCCATCACCTCTAGCACAATCCGCTGTAACCATATAGTTTTTGCTATAATTGGGATAATCCCATATCCATAAATCTTGTTGACTACCTCTTCTTTCTACAGGATCTTTTACATACGTTTGTTTGTAAAATTCGAGAATATCCGTACTTACGACTTGATTACCAGAAGTTGAAAAATTACAATCACATTCTTGTGCGGCGCCTTTTACACCGGATAGTTCAGTTTGTTTATCTCGCCAGTACTGGTCTCTTTCTGGATGTAAATGCCATGGCAAACTTATAGTTTTAAAATTGTTTTTACCTTCTTCCGCTTCTACCCAAGTTTTATGAAAGAAATTACCAACGCCGTTTGGTGTGCTTAACACTATTGCTCTACCACCTGTACTTAATGTATATTGTGAGGATAACCATATTTCTTCAATACCATCAATAAATGCACAATTTGAAGATAATAAGTCGTTTGAATAATATTCATGACCATTATCTACCTCAATTAAATCATACAGTTCAATATTATCATTTATTATTATTTTTTCTTCTACTATTTCTATATTATTATTTTTACTAATAATTCTCGTTCCTCTTTTTATTTTGTGAGTATCAATAAAAATATTGTCATGTCTTTTTAATTTATGACCAATCGAACAAATCAATATATTTTTGCTCTTAAATATAAATTTTACATATGTGGATTTATTTACTTTTTTTATGCCACTAAATGATTGCCATCCATTTGGCGTCAATACTTCCCAATCATTTATATCTTTATAATCAATACTCATATAAATTTTTTCATTGAATTTTTTAACTGTGGGTTTAATAAATAATCCACTTTTTTTGCATTTTCATTATACCACTCATCATTTATAATGACATATTTCCATCCATTTTTTTCACACCATTTTGTTGCAAATTTGATTTTTGCAAAATTTTTTGGAGTGTTTGATACCGAACGTGGCTTTATTTCGTATAATATTTTATTTACATCATCACAAAAATCAACTATATAAATTTTATCTTCATTTAATAATTTATACGGAATTCTTATTTTTTCATACTGACACTCCGTGTTTAGTAACCAGAAAACAGCCTCCCAATTACTTCTAAACTTTTTAATATTGCCATTGAATATTGCATAAGATTTCCATTTAGTCCATGAATTTGTAATACATGGGGTAAACTCGCCATCTAATATTTTCTTTTTCATTATATTAGACAGCTTATTTTTATACTCTGTATTATATATAAGATGTCTCCTATTTTTGTATTCGATAGAATTCCAAGTCACACGATTAGTTTTCGAAATTTTATTCTTTACCTCATCACTGTGCCAAGTAAGATTATTTTGTTTTCGAGAATTTATCCTTTTTTTCTTAGTAGCATCCGTTTGCTTTTTGCCAATGTGCGATAAACTCAATTTTAATCTAGTTTCAGCTGATAATTTTTTTCCTATATTATAATTAGATATTTTTTTGGATCTTTCATTCTTCACATAAATACTCATTTTTTGGTGCATTTCTTTTGATCGTATTGATGTTAGAGTTTTTTTACAATTGGGAGATCCACATATCTGCGTAAAGCAAATTTTATTTGATTTAAATATAAGTTTGTTTTTATTACAATATGGACATAATTGTATAGTATTGATGTTATTATCTATATAATATATCCGTTCTCGCAACGAAACATTGTGCGGATCTAAAAATAAAGTATGGTTATATATATCATTCAACAGATTTTGTAAATTATTTGAATAATACCATTCATCCGATAATGCGCCGGCTTTTATTTTCCCATTTTTATATATAACCGATAAATCTAGTTTTTTCATATTTTTCCAATCCTATTAATAAATATCAAGTATATTCATTATTATTAAATAAATCGGAAATATTTATTTTTCGTATTTCACCGGTTTTCTTATTACGAATATCAATAGTTGTGTTGCCGCCCAAACATTCATCTATGATTAGTAGTGACAATGCGGAAGAACGACCTGCTGTACCAGCGCTGCTTACAGCTTTAATTTGACTGCCGTTTTTTAATCTTAAACTTAATCGATTATCTTCTATACAAGGTACTTTTAACCAAGTAGGTAAATTATCATTTGCAAACCTCACTTTAGTAACTATTTCTTTTGCAGTTTCTTGTGTAATACTAATACACAAAATATTCTTATCACTGTGAAAAGTCATTAACCATAAACTATAAGCTGCTGTAAGGGTACTGATACCCATTTGACGACTTTTTAAAACTATATTTAAACTATTTTCTACAAAGTCTTTAAGCGTATTTTCTTGAAATGGATACAACTCAAAGTTTACAGTACCCCTTACAGGATGTTGTATCTTAACATATTTTTTCATGAAGTATATAGGATCTTCTATACACTTCTTATACTCACTTTTTATTATTTCTCTTAGATTTGGCTGACTCATATATAGCCTCTAATTCTTTAATTCTCTCGTCAATCACCGAAAGTCTTTCGTATACTACTTTTAAATCTGCAGTAACATCGTTATATATTTTACTATAATCTTCTTTGCCTTCCCACACTTCTGTAGTACCATCATCTTCAACAAATGTTACAGGTCTTCCTTCTTTGTGTTGTTCACACCAAACTTTTGTTTCTTCAAACTTTTGTTTGATATCATTCAACATAGATTTTTCATTACGAATATCTCGTAATTCATTAAATTCATTCCATATTCCCATCATTTTAAGATTTGTTTCTTCTTCTATAAAACAATCGTAACATAACTGAGTTTTTGGCCAAACTTG